AAAAAAACACCTAAGATTTGTTTATACAAAGATCTAACCGCCATATCATAATTCTGCCACAACGAGCAATTGTGACATATGTCAGCCGGATAGAAGATCTCAGTAAGATACTATTTGAAGTTATAAGTTTCAAGCTTGTGACTTTAAGGAGGTCAATGCACCTAGTTCGACGTAAGATCACCTTGGGGAACTACTTTCCAAGGGAAATGTTATAAGCTGTTTTTGAATATTTAAGGCTATTCTACACCTAGTTTTCATAAAATCACCTAGAAAAACTACTGACTAGGGAAGTGTTGTTCATGTCCCAGCCACATAAAACAATGTGGGTGGCGCAAATAATTTATAAAAATTGAAATCATCGGCTGCAGATATAAAAGATTCTTCGACCTTTTCATCTAAATTCATCGTTGTTACGACTACTGTAGGGATTTGGATATGTTCAGTTTGATTAACGACCGTGGCTACATTATTATAGCAAAATGGCAACCTATACATAAAGGGTATCTTTACGGAATAGGGTGCAAATCTTTCTCCTGGTATTTTAATGAAACCAGCACAATCATTCTCACCAACAGTTGTTGGCAAAGTGAGTTGAGCTAACATAACTGGTGCATAATTTCCCCTTGGCTCTATAAAAGTAGCCACATCAGTCGCTTTTATTCGTGGATAAGATATGTAAAAACCACCGGCTCTAAATCTATACAACAGACTAAAGTACAAAAAATATGGCATATTAACCATATCAAGTCCTATAGGTGTTTCTGAAGTATAAAGATATTCAGCCGCCGGTTTAAACATCTCTGCAGCTACATTTCCATAAATGGCGGTCGCTCTTTGTATGATGTCCTTCACAGATCTAATAGATTCTCCGGTTAGATTATCCCCTAGATGATAAGATGGATTTGTAAATACAAAATTGCCCCCAGATGAAATGATTTCTTCCATCTCAATAGATGGTCCTTCTTTTACAAATTGTGTGTCCGGATAAATTGGAAAAGTGTACGTTCGCCGTAACGACACATCTGGTGTAAGCATAAAAAACTCTGCATCCGTATCCGTTGCGAAATATGTATTAATATATACTTGAGATGTAGAAGGTTGTGCTACTGTTAGTCCTGAAATAGGGACTAGAAACAAATACCCCATAAAATTTCCTTGCTCTAAATCAAGAGCATAAAATTCATTATTATAAGGTATTGTTATCTCACATGTGTGATAACCATTCACTGTTATAACCTTTGATAAGCAATTTGCTTGTTCAATAGGATCATTGGTAAAACCAGATCCTGAAGGTGTGTAAAATACGCGGAATCTTTGAGTATGAAATTGTGAAAACACAAATTCAAATTTGACTCTAATACCCCCCCTATAATACTTAAACAGATTAGAAACATACGATGACATTGTATGCGCGTTCACGGTGTAAGTCAGAGAACCTGGTGTATAATTAACCTTTCGCCTTATATTCGGTTTCATTGCTACTCTTATTATCCTCTCAAAAAGCGTCGATGATGTTGGTGTATACGCAACTCTTCCCAGAAATGTATACGTTGATGTTATTCGAGACAATAGATACTCATCATTGTCACCAGATGCTACTGCTCCTAGATCTGGCTTCTCATTTTCAGGATCCATTGTTAATTTGTTTGTTGTTATGGCTCCCCGGCTCAATGAAGGCGAGGGATATCGTATATTAGCTGGATAATCAATAGACAAATCGGTATTTTTTGAGTAGCCAAGCAAAGATGCTACTCCTGACGCAATATTCGCTACTGTACCTACTGCCATAGCTACCTCTCCAACCTCTGGAATAGCTGCAAGTAATGGAGTTACTGCTGCTATTGAATCCAGAGTCGAGGAAACTACTCCTTTCTCAGTCTTCTTCTTACTTTCTTTTCCCTGATATTCGAAGAATGCTGGTATCGGGGTATCTATATATTCGGGCAAAAGAAATTTGCTAGTTGCTGGTATTCCTTCAAAGTTCAATGCTCGTGGCATGGGCATAAACAAAATAGGATCTTCTAATGCTGCATATATAGATACTGATACTGGCGATGCTCCATCCACTAATGTCCTAAGTGGATTCACAATCCAAACTTCAAGAGTGCCATTGGCAGTAAAGGCACTTGGCGCACTCACATTTGTTTCAGCAACGTTTACTAAATTCAATGCTTGGATCGCTAATTCATAGGGGACTTTAAATTCATAAGTTCTAGAATTCATAGCTAGAATGTCTACTCCCGGCATGTTGGAAATTGCCTGCAGTGTTGACCACTGATTGGCGTGCTTCCCTGGGCCCGGCATAGAATCTTCTGCTGATGCAGGTATCCATCTAACTTTCAAAAGTCCGTAATGAAAAGGTGTTCCGTTGACCATAAAAAAAAATTTAAAGCCAGTTCGCAAATAGTTGTAGTATCGTAATTTATTCGCTATAGGTGGTAATCTAATCAGTGTTTGTGGAAACGTGTAGTTTGCAATTCGACCGTCCTGTGCTTCCGTCCAGGTAAATCGGTCTACTAAATACGCTCGTGTCAGAAATTCTTCCTGTGTTTCAGCTCGTTTGAATGCAATGCAATCCCCTATTTTCAAATCATCGGTATAGGGTCTAAAATCATTCATTACATTCTGCTCAGTTTCATCAAATTGAGTCACAGGGTAGACCGTAGTCTGCACGTCGTCTATGTTGAGGATATTCTCCTCGGTTTTTAATTCATGTTGTGTATTGTTTGCAATGTTTTTATACACATGCGGAGACAACATTAGGCCTCTGGCATGGGGTTCATACAATCCTATATTTTTAGTGGCGATCGTCCTTTACTAGATGCTAAATAACATCTCCACTTTCAACACCTGTCTGCAGTGTATGTTTCTCAAAGACAGATGAGGGATTAGTTGAGGCTAAGAACATTGGGGCTAATCACTCTCCCCAATGTCCTGTCGTTGTTCAGTCCATTGCGTCTATGATGGAGCAAGCTTCATCATAGTCCATTAAGTTAAACTTTTTCGGTAATTTGGTCTTCAGGTAATTAATCTCTTCATCGTACACCTCCTTCTTCCACCGACTCATAAAATAGCAAAAGCATCGTAAAACGCCATGAAATTCATGATCGGTAACATCATGTTTACTCCACAAAACCATCTGTCTCAAACCTTCCAAAGGCATAACAGCAAACACATCTGGTCCTCTTCTCTCAAATCTCCTTTTGAGATAAGTAACCCTCTCCTCTGGTGTAAAGTACTCAGTTATTTCCGATTTATCCGCATTGGTATATGTCATTCCAAAGCTAACCTTCATATACATAGAGATCGTTGCTAAGTTGAAAAATTGTCCAGCTTTTGCAGTCACTCTTAGTAAATTATCATCTCCATAGTATCTTTCTATTACATGTTGGTCATAAAGCAATAGATCTCCTGTACCATGAATATGATTAGCTAAGGCAAAAACACATCTCATCAGAAAGGAATTTATAACAGAATTTCCCACAGCCGTTAGGGGTGTCCCAGACGGCATTCCGTGGTCCGCTCTATACAAATTACTTCCAG